GGTCGAAAGTGAAGTTGTGCTTGAGGGTTTAGCGTCTTTTTTCGGGTAGCAATGATCCATATGGATCTTGCTAGCTACTACAAGTTAAACTTTTCGTTGATGCAATACCATAAATACTCATTAACTGAGATTGAAAACATGATGCCTTGGGAACGAGACATCTATGTTGGATTACTAAAACAGCATCTCGAAGAAGAGGAACTTAAACGACAGCAATCAAAGAATGGCTAAGCGTCTAAATGCTACTATAGATAAAGAAACTAAGCAACTGCTTATTAATGACTTTGGATACGAACCCGTTGATCTTGAATCTTACACGGGTCAAATTCGTGCGTTAAAAGAAAGTTTCAATACACTTCAAATAAAAGATCCAAAAGATCCTCGATTAATACAACTACAGATTGCAACAAAAAATTTAAGATCTCAAAGAGAAGTAGAAAAAGATACAACTGGTAAATTAAAGACAACAAGAAAGAGAAGAAAAGATGCCAAGTCATTAGAGCAAATACAGGCAGAGATAGATGCGAAAGATAAAGCAATAGCAGATAGAAAGGCGAAGAAGAAAAAAGATGCGATGAATTTTATATCACCAGGCTCTGCACCTGCTACACTACCTCCAGCAGAGGCTGATGGTGGTAGAGATATGTCATCAGTATTAACAAAGATCGCAGGTGATGTAAACATCATCAAAGGTATTGTCGCAAGTCAAGAGTCTATTGAAAAAGAAAAAATCGATGATACTAGAGAAGCACGAGAGAAAAAGAAAAGAACTATGAAAGAAAACCTTTTAGAAGGTGGGAAGAAAATGTATGATAAAGTTGCTGGTGCATTTGGAAAAGTTTTAGAACCAGCAAAAGGAATTTTTGAATCGATATTTAATTTCATAAAGTTATTCATACTCGGTGCAGGATTGATGAAGATACTTGATTGGTTTGGTGACTCTAAAAATAAATCAAAGATAACTTCCATATTCAGGTTCCTGAAAGATTGGTGGCCTGCTATCGTTGCTGCTCTCATACCCTTCCTTAGTGGCATACCTTTAGTGATAGCTGTAGTAGCACTAGCAGTAGGATTTCTTCCTAAGATAATTGATACTGTCAAAATGTTATTTGGATTTGGTAAACAAGTAGACGAGGAGATTGCAAAGAATGAAAAAGATTTAGAAAAAAGTGATACGAATGTAAAACTTGATGAACAGGGAGGAGAGGATCCACCACCACCAGAGACTGAAGAAAAATTAGACACCACTGGTGCAGGAGAAAAACCAAGCGTTCAAGAACCCCAACAATTTAATCAAGGTGGAGAGGTTCCTGGCCAAGGAAACACAGACACTGTTCCTGCGATGTTGACACCTGGTGAATTTGTGTTGACCAAGGAGGCAGTAAATCAAGTTGGTGCTGATACTTTATATGGAATGAATGCTGCTGCTGGTGGTGTTGGTAAACCTTCACAACAACCAAAGGCTAAACCTGCGAAGAAGAAAATGAAAACTTCAACTGTCGGAACCATGATGAAGATGGGTGGGTTGAAGATGGGTGGCATGACAAACAATATGTCATACGCAGGTGGTGGGCAAGTTCCTGTACAGAATTACTTTATGGGTGGTTTAGTCAAGAAAGTTGGAGGTTTAATTGCTAAGACACCACAGGCTCGTCTTATAAAATTTGCAGCAAATCAAATTAAAAAATCTGGAGTTACACCACCAGTATCAAAAGCACTTAAAGCACTTAAAGGTCTTGGAGGAGTTCCACCAGCTCCATCAATAGATAATGTTACACCACCTGATGGCCCAGATGATAGAATACCCGCATTTGATGTCATTGCACCTGGCGGTAGGGCAAAGGAATTAACATTGGGGATAAGGAGATAAAAATATGCCATTAGGAGCGATAGTAAAAGCAGGTGCTAAGTCACTTGCCAAAGAAAAAGCAAAAAGTTTTATCACTGGAAAGGGTAAAGGAAAAGGTGGTGCTTTAAAAAAGACAGGAGAGCAAAAACCAAAAGTAAATCCCTCTAATTTAATGGGTAGACAAGTTGGTGGAGACACTGGAGGAGCAGATATTCCAGCATCAAGGCAGACTATTAATGTGACTGCTTTAGGGTCTGACTCTCCTGTGAGTTCAGGTGGTGGTAGTGGTGATATAAAAATTGTTCAAGATATTAGTGTTGCTGTATCTGCGATTGCCGAGAGTATGCAAAATAGTCTTACATTAAAAGAGAAGGCACAAAATAAAAAAAGAAAGGCAGCAGAGAGAGATAAACGTGCAGCACAAGAATCTGATATAGAGAAACCAGATAAACCAAAGAAAAAAGATAGTGGTGGTAAAATTAAAGTTCCTGGTGTTGGATTACTAGAGGGTATTTTTGGTTTTATTACGAAGTTTATATATGGTGTTGTTATAATGAAACTAATAGATTTTCTTCCTAAACTTAAGGGAGTTCTTAATCTTTTTAAAGCAGCACAACCATTGTTTAATTTAATCACAAATTTAGTTGGAGGTGCATTTGATTTACTAGTTACTTTTGTTGACTTTGGATATAAAATCGCTGATGGTGCAGAAAAATTAGTTGGTAAAATTTTTGGTGAAGAGGGTGCTGAAAAATTCAGAACATTCATGGAGAATGTAAGAAATTTAATCAACGGTGCTATAGTATTCAAAGTCATATATGAAAAAATAATTAAAGGAGTAATTAAGAATATAAAGAATGCATTTAAACTCGTTAAGAATTTTATTAAGAAAGGCCTGAATCTTGCATCTAAATTATTTCCAAATGTAGCTAAAGGTGCGACGAAATTATTACAAGCAGGAAAAGGATTAGTAGGTAAAGGTGTTGCAAAAGTAGGTGGATTTGCTGCGAAGATATTTGGTAAGGCTGCAGGAGTAATTTCACCTGCATTTAAAGGTGCTAAACCATTTCTTTCTAAATTCTTTGGTAAAGTTCCAATTGTGGGGCCTCTTGTTGTTACCATTGTATCTTTACTATCAGGAGAACCAGCATCTCAAGCCATTTTCAAAGGATTGGGTGCTGCGTTAGGTGGTGCACTTGGAACATTTATACCAATACCAATACTTGGAACATTGATTGGTGAGACGATTGGTGTGTTCGTTGGTGATTTATTGTATGAATTATTAATGGGTGGTGGTATCGAAGGTGTTGGTCAGAAATTAAAAGATACATTTACTACTCTCTTCAAGGGAGGAAAGATGGTAGCAGATTGGGTTGGTGGAGGAATCAAAGCCTTTATAAACAATGTGCTTACAACAGATCCTATTAACGTAAAGTCAGGTCTTGGTGTTAGGTCTGCACTTACTAAAGGTCTTAAGACTTTTGGTTTATATGATTTCTTTGCAGGTCTTGGATTTGCTGGTGGAAAGGATGGTCAAATAGATAAGTTTCCAAATCTTCTTAATATACTTAATCCACTTAAGTTCTATCCTTTACTATTCAAATCTTTCTTTGGTAAGAGAGATGAAAGTGAGGTTAGTGCTGGTGGTGGTGGTGAGGCTGCAGTTGTTGCTGATGAACAAAATAATAAGAATGGTGCAGATGCTGACGCGGTGGCAGCAGAGACAACTTATGAAAGTGGTGAGGGTGAAGCTGTAATTATCCCAGTTCCAGTTCAACAAACTAAAACAGTTTCAACTGGAAATCAAAGAAGAAGAGGTAGTGGAATGAGAACAAGAACAGTTGTTCTAGATGACACTGAACTCGCTATGTATGGAGGTAAATAAGATATGAGCGAAGCATTTAAATCACAACCAGCAACTATATCAAAAGCAGATATAGTTTCTAATTCAGATCCAGAGAAGACTGCTAGTTTGGTTAATGGTATAATTCGTTTGACTTACTTTGAAAGTATTCTACAGGATAGTATTAAGGCATCTATCGTTTTTGGTGATGCTGGTAATACGGTGGATGAAAAATCTGCGGTGGAGGGATTACCAATCGTTGGAACAGAAGATTTTAAATTAGAAATGAAGGATAATAATGATGAAAAAATTAAGGTTAACATGGTGGTTAATTCCATGACTCCTTTATATGAGGATGGTAGTAAAAATGTAATTAATTTAAGTCTAGTATCAGAGGAGTTTCTTCGTAATGAAATGGGTGAATCAAGATGCCGTGCTAGATTTAATGGAAATATATCTGATAATATTGAAAAGATATTTAAAGATAGATTAAAAACTAAGAAACCTTTAGATATAGAGAGAACATCTAATGATTATAATTTTCTTGGTAATGGTCGCAAACCATATTACATATTAAATATTCTTTCTAAACAATCAATACCTGAAGGTGGTGAAGATGGTAGTGCTGGATTTCTTTTCTTTGAAACTGCAGATGGATATCAATTCAAATCAATTGATAAATTATTTGATAAACAACAAAAGAAATCATATATTTTTAACAATTCTACTGATGCAAAAGAGGGTATCCCAGCTGGTTATGATGGAAAAATATTACAACATCAAGCAGATAGTTCTATTAATGTTCAATCTAAAATGAACATGGGTGCATATAAAACTAAATTGGTTATGTTTGATCCCTATAACTGTAAGTATGTTGTTGATGAAAAAACTGCTGATGAAGCTGTGGAGAAAAAGAAAGTAAAACTTGCTGGAAAAGGATTACCTGTATTCAATGAAAAATTTAAAACTCCAACTAAAGATTTCACAAGAACAACATTCATGATGATTGATAGTGGAACTTTACCATCTGGTGCTACTGAAGAACAAATCAAAGAAAATCAAAAAGATAATTTTAAAGCAGCACAAACATTGAATCAAGCCATTCGTAGATACAATCAACTTTTCTCTAGCATGATGCAGATAACAATCGCTGGAGACTTTAGTTTACATGCAGGAGATGTAATATTTGTTGACATATTTTCTGTCAAAGGTGAAAAAGATGATACAGTAAACAAGGAGAGTGGTGGTCTATATATTATAGCCGACTTATGCCACTATGTTGACTCCGCAGGAACTTATACTAAGTTAAATTTAGCAAGAGATTCCTTCGGAAGAAAAGGTAATCACAGCAGGAGGTAACTCATGAAAAGCATAGAAGATCACATTAAAAAAGACAAGGAAATTCTTGCCGATCCAAACACATCAGAACCAATGCGTCATCATATTGAAGATGAATTGCATGATTTAGAAGAATATGTAGAGCATCATAAAGATGAGATTGAATCAGGTGATCATCACGATCCTAATGTATTAGAAGTATTTTGTGATATTCACCCTGATGAACCAGAGTGTTTAGTATACGACGACTAAAATATGGAGGGAGGGTCACTATTCAATCCTGGCTTTCTAGGATCAAGTTTTCATTGGTTTATAGGCCAGATTGCTGATGATTCAACGTGGAGAGAAAATCAAAACCCTGCCAAGTTTAATAAGGTAGAAGATATACCAGCATGGGGATACAGATATAAGGTTAGAATTGTAGGTCAACATGAACAAGAGGAGTCTGATGTAAGTGCAGAGGAATTGCCTTGGGCACAGGTGATGTATCCCGTGACTGCTGGTAATGGTATTGGTGGATCTTTCATGACACCAGCCCTTAAACAGGGAATGTTTGTCTTTGGATTTTTTCTAGATGGAAAAGATGAACAGACACCTATAATTATGGGTTGTCTTGGTAACAATGCCAAGACTAAACTTGAGAGAAAAATGGGAACTGAAGGTAGTGGTGGTAAGAATTTTGTGCCACAAAGTTTTCATTCTGTTCAACAAAAAATAAGTGATTTTAAAGATAGAGTTCTCAAGGATGGAGATTTTGCACCAAAGCAAGCAGGAAATGAGGCATATAATTCACCATCAGATTCAAACGTATCCGCAGAAGCATCAGATGCAAATAATTTATATAAAGTGTCTGATGAAAGAACAAATTATGTATTGGATGAACCACACGCATTAGCATGCCCTAATCCAGATACAAAAACTGACACAAAAAATATACAGACTGTAATACAAAAGTTGACTGAAAAAATAGAAAGATTTCAACAATCTCTTTTAGATGCTGATAAGGCTGGTGGATTACCAGTTCTTGAAATCAACAAAGACATAGATGAAGCAATTGAGAAGGCCTCTAAAGAGATGTCAAAATATATGAAAGGTATAATGAATCAGGTGCAACAATTCACTACCAAAGAGTATAATGAAAAACTTGCATCTATGGAAAATCTTGCTCCACCTTCACATACGTTAGAATTATTGAATAAAAAGGTAGAGGGATTAGAAAAAATTGCTTGTATGTTTAACGGTATGGCAGGTCTTGCACTCGCAGGATTAATTGCTGCTGCGTTGAAGAAAGCTTTTAATAGAAAGAAAAAGAAAGCAGAAGATGCTGCTGCTAACGCTGCTGTATCTGAAGCAGGAGTTGCTGGTGTGAGCACATCATTAGTGATACCAAGTGTTCCTACATTAGATACACCAGGTTCTGAAGATGTTCCACCTCCCTCTGCCGATGGATTTTATAGGCCAACACCTCTTTGTGAAACTGAAGAAATTATTGGTGAAGTGTTAGGAGGAACAATCAATACAATTTTACAAGGGTTTGATGGTGCGATTGGCCCTGTGATTGATGAGATATCTAATTCTCTAGGAGGATCATCAACAGAAACTGGATCAGAAGATAGGGGAACAATTGACCATGCTATCAATGAAAATAATGTTCTTTCATCTTTATCATCTGGAGATTTAGTTTTAAGTTTCTCTCAAACCGTAGCAGATCAAGCAGGATTAGATCCTAATAATGTTGGAGGTGCAAATCGTTTCTGGGCAGATGGAAATTATGGTCGTGGATTACTTGGATTCATTGGTGCTGTTGGTCAAGACACTCCAGATAATCAACAATTAATCGCAGATGCATTATTATTAATTGATGATAAATCAGATCCAAATGGTATAGCAGCTGGATTAGTTTTAGCATCAAATTTACTAGGAGTTAATGAAAATGTTTTAACAGGAATAGGAAATGCATTTCAAGCAATTAGAACTGGTAACATTCCTGATTTAATTACTGCTGCAGGTAGTCTTGCATCATATAATCCAAGAATCTTGACTGCTATTGCTGGCAAAGGATCCTCTCTTTCTGGTTTGACATCTGGTGGATTAGGTTTAGGTGCACTTGGTGGTATGAATTTTGATATTACAACTGCATTGACATTTGTTAACTCAATTACTAAGATATTTGATTGTGATCCTGATCCAGAGTGCTCACCTAATGATTCTCATACCATGCAAGGTGGTGGTGGATCTTCAGATAATCCTAGCAATGCATCTATCGCAGATTCTGCACAAACCACTGCACAATCTACAGAATCAAGAAGATCTTATGGAACAGGCATAGAGAAGTTGAGTTCTAGTAAACAAGGTGTTACAATAAAGAAAGTATTTGCTAAACCAAAATCAAGAACAAAAGACCTAACTAATTTAGTTGGTTATGTTAAAGGTCAACCATATTATGGCCCGTTCCATTCTCATACAAGAGATGACGGAAGTGTTGTTAAGATGGTTGGTATTGCACACACTACAACACCACATGATGTTATATTTGACACAGTTCAAGAGAGTCTAGAATAATGCCAATTTCACCGACATCATTCGATAATATTAAAGTAGGATACATTAGCGAAACTGATGGATACGTTAAAGGTGTGTCTATTGCAGATGCAAATGCTTATGCTGAATTAAATCCAGAGACAGAATTTATTTTTATAGATGGAGATGAGAAGGTCAGATTTTTGACAATTAATGAAGTCAACGCATTAACTCCCAAAAATCTACTCAGATCCGATCCTTGTTTAACTGGTGATCAACCTTGTGGCCCACCAAAACTTAAGTTTTTTGGAGGTGGTGGTGTTGGAGCAAGTGCAAATCCAGTGGTAGATGTTAATGGTAACTTAATTGCAGTCGATCTCGTGAGTGGTGGTTTTGGATATACTTCACCTCCACAAGTTCAAGTTCTTGATCCTTGTAAAAATGGTAGTGGTGCTGTTCTTCAGTCAATATTAGGAACTGGTGATTTAACTGGAGTTGTTGTGCGAGTTATTATTAAGGATAGTGGTCAAGGTTATCTTCCACCACCACAAACAGTTCCACAATATCCTGCTATTATAGAACTTACTGGTGTAACTGTTACAAATCCAGGCTTCAATCATAATTGTGGAGTTGATACCATAGAGGTAATACCAAGTAATGGAACAGTTCTTTCATACAGTTGTGATCCTTTTGGAAAGATTAGATCTGTATCTGTTGATAAGGGTGGTAGATTTACAGAGTTACCACAAATTAGAATGAATACTGAAACTGGATTTAATGCAACTTTTGTTCCTGATTTTAGTATTGTTCGTGATCCACAACCAGTGGAACCAGTGTTAACAGATGTTGTTCAGGTATTTGATTTAGTTGGGTTAAATATAAATGGTTACGTTGATGGTAAACCATACTATGGAAACGTATATTATGTAAATGGTATCAGATATGCGGGAACTACTGCTAATTCTGGAACTAACATTGTCGTTTATGACACTCAACTTGCTAGTATTCAGAAAAGACCTATTGAGGGTGCGATTGCTCCAAGTCAAATTGAAGAGACTGAAACTCAAGAAGATACTATAGAAGCTATAAGTTCTCCATCAAGAGGAAGTTACTCTACTACACCAACGAGTGCTCCATCAACCACTCCAGCAACACCATCAACAACTACAACACCAGCAACTGGTGGTGGATATTCGACTCCATCTACACCAGCACCTGCACCATCAACACCATCAACACCAGCACCACCATCATCTAGCCCACCTAGCGGTGGTGGCGGTGGATACGGAGGAGGATACTAATGTCTGAGAAAAAGAATTTTTGGAACCAAGTATGGAGTGCCATGAATGGTGCTATCACGTTTGGAAAAATAAGCCCAAAAGGTGATGTGACTTCGAGTGTTCATATTCAAGCACTAGATGGTAGACACTTCATGTCTTTCGATGAAGATGGCCCACGAACTGGTTACACTTTATTAAATTCACCAGGTTCAACCTTTATTCATAGCGGTGAGGATTTAGAACAACAGCAAGAAGCAATCATGATTCTTGCAAATAATGGTGATATACATTTAAAAGCAGCGAATGGTAAGATTAAATTAGAGGCACTTGATATTGAATTAATTGCTAATGGTAACGCTCCACAGGGTGTTATTTGGGCAAACGCGTATGAGACCTTGAAACTTGACTCAAAAAATGTTACAATAGATGGAAAGCAGTCTTTAAAAATTATGACATCGGGATTACTAACGATGAGAGGTGGTCTTGGAACTCAAATGTTATCACCACTCATTGAGGGAGTCTCTGCTGCTATGTCTAAATTAAAACTACCAGAACCCGCAGAAGTAAACAAGGAGTAACATGGCATTTGCATTCGACGAAATATTCGCATACGGTGGGCAACTTATAGTTGCTGCGAAAAAAAGAGTTCCTAAAGCATTAGGGATAGGAGAGCAGAAGATTGATCATTCTGCATATATTGAGGGAAATACACAGATAGGAAAAGTTGATGCTTTCTCAAGTGCTACTGCAACATTGATGGTTGGTAGAGAGGATACTAAAGGAACTCCCATGTCACTCAATGTAAAAGGTTGTCAGCAAATAGATGGTGACTCTGGAATGGCTAATGGTTTGTTAGTAAGTGGCGGTTCCTCCGTTGATTCACTTTATGTTGTGGGTGATTTATTTGTAAGTGGATCAATTGATGGTGGAAATAAAGGTAGACTTGCTTCTAGATTTGGTGCTGCTGATGGTAGACCAAAACCATTTGATATCAAACACCCAAGTAAAGAGGGATGGAGACTTAGATATGCTTGTATTGAAGGCCCAGAGGTAGGTGTATATTGTAGAGGTAGAGTAAGAAATGAAAAAATAATAAGATTACCTGATTATTGGAAAGATCTTGTGGATGTTGAAAGTATCTCCGTTCAATTACAACCAATAGGATCGCACCAAGACATTATTGTCAAGAGATGGGATGAGGAGTTTGTTTACCTACAAGCACAAGGTGGTATGCCCGTAAATTGTTTCTATCATGTATATGCTGCAAGGAAAGATGTGAATCCATTATATGTTGAATACCAAGGTGAAAGTTGGAAAGATTATCCTGATCCAAACTTTAATCCTGAGATCACACCAGAGAATCCTAACTTTAACGATCCAGAGTATAGAACTAAAAGGAATACCATAACAATTTGAAGAAATTAATTTATGTTGAGGAGAACTTTATTTCTCCTGATGATTGTCAAAAATTTATTGATTTATCTCTTACAAATAAGGGAAAAGAGATGCCTTATGGTGATGAAACGAGAGGTGGAGATACTTATTTAACCACTGTTGAATGGAAAGATCACACTGCTGTTTATCTTGGTGGTGATGTTGAACCAACCATACCATCATTGGATGATAAGGTTGTAACTAATGTAAATGATGTATGTAAAAGTTTTGACCCTGATATAATACTTGATTATGTGGGTGTCGTTCGATGGCCTGTGGGAACGTTTATGAAACCGCACTTTGACAAGAATGATGTTTATGGTGAAGATGTATTTGCTGCCATGTTGTATCTAAATGATGACTTTGAGGGTGGATCTACGGTGTTTGAACACATGGAAGTAAAACCAGAGACAGGTAAACTCATTGTATTTTCAAATTCAAAGTATCTTCACTATGTGACTAGGGTTGACAAGAGCGAAAGGTATGTGTTATCATTTTGGTATAAATATCCCAAATCTAATGAATGATGCGTATTTGACACGTTGTGTTGTTGATCCACTCAAGCGTAAAATTTATATGTATTCTAGTGAGGGTGATGAGAAAACCGTAGACTGTGAAACCGTGGATCAGTTTATGAATATGTTACGGTTCGTGCGTGATACAGCAGGTGATGAGGTGTTATCATACGTCAATCCTCTTTGACGGCCACCAAAATCAGCTTTAGCTTACAAAAAGGCGGGAAAAAAATCCCGCCAATTTTTTTGCCCTATTAGTTTTTTTATAAATACCTAAAAAGTATCGCGAGTTAAAATGGGTATTCGCATAGATGGAAATACTGATCTAATAAATGCTGCTGATGGTACGCTTACGGTAGAAGGTCTCTCCATAAACACCTCTGGTATGGTAACAGCAACAGGTGGTATAAAAGTTGGAACTGCTGCTACAATTCATTCCACTGGTCAATTTAATATAGGGGTTGCACACACAATCTTTGCGAATGGTAATGCAACTCATTCGGGTATAGTTACTGCATCAGCATTTGTTGGAGATGGTTCTGCACTTACGGGTGTGGCAGCTGGTGTATGGACAGAGACTGCTGTCGGTGTATCAACAATTAAAACTGCTGGTATCAACACTACAGGTCTCAAAGGAACTGCTGCTGGTGCTGCTACGTCAGAGGGAGCAGTTCAAGCACATGGTAATGTTTCTGTTTTTGACGGATTTATCATGACAGACAAGCAAATTGATAAACACCTAACTTTACCAGAAGACAAAAATGGCATATTAATAGGCCCAGTCACAGTTGCGACGGGAATTGGAATTACCATCGAATCTGGTGCTACGCTACTTATAGCATAAATACAAAAAAGGAATTTTTCGATAAATGGCGAATTTACGAGTTGGAACTGGAGTTACCCTTGATGGAGGAACTGGTAATATCAGCGTAAGTGGTATCATCACAGCTTCTGGTGGTGGTGCTGTATATGCTAATAATGTCGGTATTAACACGAATAGCATTACAAACGTTCCTCTTGTAGGTGCGGGAAATTCAATGGTTGGGATGTTTATTGGTGATGGTTCCTTATTATTTAATAATACGTTGAAAAATTCGGGAGGCTATTATATAGCCACGCATGCAAACGGTCTAAATGCAGGGCCAGTCACTCTTGACGCTACCATGACTGTTCATGGCACTTGGGTTATTGTATAGGAGAAAAATTATGCCAACAAGTATCACAGGAAATTCAATTAGTCTAGGTTCTGGAGCAGATGCGACAAGTATTACGAATACTGGTGTATTAAATCATGCTGGAACTCTACAATTAGGTAATTCAACAGTATCAACTTTTCCAGCAGGGCATATTCTTCAAGTTCATACATGTAGACTTACTGTTGACTTATCAACATCTTCAGATGGTAATGTCACGACTGGATTGACAACCTCATTTGTTCCAATACAAGGAAGTGATGCTAGAATTATTGCAAGTGTTCAAGGTGGTGCTCAACGAGTGGATGATACAAGTGCTCGTGGAGTAACATCACTTTATATTGATGTAAATGATGGTAACAGTGCTCAATTTTATGGTTATATGGGTTGTTACAACTACAGCTCTGCTTATTTAGTTCCACATTCGGGATTTTTCTCAACACCTATATCAACTTATCCAAATGACGGATCAGCAATATCAGTTTCTCTTTATATGAGAGAACAGGGAGGAAACCATACATATCATTTCCATGATAATGTGGGTGGTCTTTCAAGTAATTGTTACTTTACTGTATACGAAGTTGGATCATCTGGTGCAATGTCGAAAGATAGTTGACCATTTAACTTATAAATAACTAAAAAATAAAATCATGAAATACGGAGTCGCAGACGCATTACAAGCATTAAAGCCTGGAGCACAGTGGAGTTGCCTTGGTAATGTTTATTCTGGAATCACTTGGCTTGATAGTGGTCAAACAATACCAACAGAAGATCAAGTAACTGCCAAAATTGCAGCACTTGATGCTCTTGAACCAATGAGATTATTGCGTGTGGAGAGAGATAAGAAATTAGCAGCATGTGATTGGAGAGCATCATCTGATCTAACATTAGCAGATGCATGGAAAACATATCGTCAGGCACTTCGTGATTTACCTGCAAGTGCATCACCGAAGTTAGATTCTGATTACAATCTAGATTCAACATCAGTCACCTGGCCAACAGAACCTTCATAGTATTATGTCATCACAATTAAGAGTAGATAAAATATTACCAGTCGATGGAGCTCCCACTGGTGGTGGCGGTGGTATCGTACAGGTCATACAAAATTCCTACGATAGTGAAGTGTCTTCGACAAGTACCGCTTATGTGGATACTGGATTGACTTGTACTATCACACCAAAGTTTTCGACGAGTAAGATTCTTATAATTGTCAGTCAACAATTTAGAGTAACAAGATCAACAACAAGAGCATCAGGTGGATTTCAAATTTTAAGAGGATCTACTGTCATTCAAACTGGCCCAAACAATAGCACTGGTTCTGGAGCTTTCGGGATAGATGTTGAAGTGGATGGCTCTAATACAACTACAACTGCTCACCTTAGTAGATATAATATAATGTATTTGGATTCACCATCAACAACCAGTGCAACCACATATAAAACACAAATGTCTTTGGTTTCTTCGGGTAATTCTGCTCAAGTAAGAGCACAATATCAAGCAAGTGGTGAGAATGGTCAATCATATATGACTCTCATGGAGGTATCAGCATAATGTCAGAACTTAGAACCAATCGAATCATACCAAGAGATGGATTAACCTCTGGCACAGGTATAGCTGGTGGTATTATTCAGATAAAACAAACTATTAAAAAAGATCAGTTTACCACAGCATCAACTGTATCTAGTGGTGGTTATGTTGATTTAACTGGTTTAAGTGTTGCTATAACTCCTACAAGATCTGATAGTAAAGTATTAATTAAAGCTGTCATTTATAATAGTAATGCTAATGCTGTTAATTTTTTCAGAGTTCTTCGTGGCAGTACATTTATTGAGCAACCATCAGGCACATCGTCAAGTGGTGCTAATTATAATGCACATGCTTTTGCATATTATAATGCTGATAATTGGCAAGATTCTACTGTTATTGAAATACTTGATGAACCTGCTACTACTTCAGAAACGACATATAAAATTCAAATGGCTGTGACAAGTAATATAGGAACTATTAACAAGTTTTATAATACCTCTAATTATTATGGGATTAGCACGATAACTGCTATGGAAGTCTCTGGATAAATAACTAAAAAGTATAAAAATGAGCACACTCAAGGTCAATACAATTTTATCAGAAACTCCAACCGTTAATATTACGGATGGGTTGAGTGTTACTGGAGTGAGCACTGTAGCAGCACTTAATGCAACAAGTATAGTAAACAATACACAACTCTCTCATCGCAACAAGATAATTAATGGAGCTGTTACTATCGCCCAAAGAGGAACATCGTTTTCTCCTGGTGCATCAGATCAAAAATATTTCATAGATCAATTTCAACATATCGCTACAAGTGGAGCTTCCTTTGATGCAACTGTTACACAGAGTACCTCTGCACCAGATGGATTTGATAGGTCATATAAAGTAACACCCGATGCAACAAATACACCCACTGGTAGTGGAAATGCTTGTTTCAGAATGAAAATTGAAGGTCAAGATTGTCAAGATTTGGATTATGGCAGTTCTTCTGCAAAACAAGTAACAGTTTCTTTTTATGCAAAATCAGCATCAGCAAACAATGGTGATCAATATACATTTCAGTTAAGACATTTTGCTACCGATGGCACATCAAGATCTCAAAATGCAGCATTTACAATAACTTCAAGTTTTCAAAGATTTACCTTTACGTTTGATGGGGATACAGCAGTTGACATAATTAATACTAGTGCTTTAGGAATGGAACTTGATTGGCATTTAGCTTCTGGGCCTGATGATATTGCATCACAACATACTTCTTGGACAACTACTAATTTATTTACTTGTGTCACAGGTCAATCCAACTTTTTGGATAGCACTAATAACGAATTTTATGTTACAGGAGTTCAATTAGAAATTGGCTCAGTGGCCACCCCGTTCGAGCACCGCACTGTTGGAGAGGAACTTACACGTTGCCAGAGATATTATCAAAGACTAAGTGGATCTAATTTAAGTTATTTTGGTGTTGGTAATGTTGATGGAGCTAATCAAGCACAAATACTTATCAACTTTGTTACAGAGATGAGAACAGCACCTACAACTTTAGACACATCAGGAACAGCTAGTCATTACTCAATAAGAGTGACTACTAATGCTACTGGTACTTCTGTGCCAACTTTATCTAATACAACTACAAAAAATGCTAATCTTAATTTTACCTCTGCTAGTCATGGATTTACAAGTGGACAGGCTTGTTTTGGTAGGTCAGCAAGTGCAGATGCTGTCTTAGGTTTTTCAGCAGAATTATGAAGTATTATCAAAAAATAGCAAAAAGAGAGTCAGATTCTATTCAAATTTATAAAAGAGTAGAGGATGATGGGTCTTACAAAATAACTTGTACTGCAGAATGCCCAGATTATCTAGCTTGGGTAGCAGAGGGAAATACAGCAAAAGATGCTGACTAAATAACTAAAAAGTAATAAAAATGTCAGACATTAGATTTGAAGGTTGGTTACATAGAAGCGGAACTGGTGGAGTTTATCAAGACTCTGCTGGTAATGTTGGTATAGCTAGCACACAACCTAAGACTCGTTTAGACATAGGAAATGGTGGATTTCAGGTAGGGCCTACTGGAATAGCAACTGTAACGACTGTAAATACAACAAATTTAATAAACGCAACACCTCTTACGAATCGTAATTTGATCATTAATGGAGCTATGCGTATAGCCCAAAGAGGAAGTTCATCAACAACTAATGGTTATGGAGATTTAGATCGTTGGAAACATGAATATGCTGGAACGAATGAAAACCCAACATTTGCTCAAGTTTCTCTTACAACAAGTGATACACCATATACATTAGGTTTAACTAGAACAGCAAAAATAACAAACGGAGACCAAACAAGTGATTTACAGGCATCCAGTTTAATAAACTTTAATCAACAAATAGAAGCACAAGATATTAGAAATAGTGGTTGGAATTATACATCAAGTTCAAGTTATATAACTTTATCTTTTTGGGTAAGAGCAAGTGTTGAGCAAAACTATCATGGTTTTGTAAAAACAGTAGATGGAACAAATTATATTTATCCTTATGAAACTGGAACTCTATCTGCAAATACATGGACAAAAATAACAAAATCAATACCTGGTAATTCTAATCTTACTATTGATGATAACACTGCATCAGGTTTTCAAGTCTTTCCAATCTTTTTTGCTGGAACAAATTATACATCCTCCTCAGTTACTAATGATGCTTGGGCAAATTGGAGTGGTGGTTCTGGAAGAAGTAAAGATCAAACTGCAACATGGTATAATACAAATGATGCAACTCTAGAAATTACGGGAGTTCAATTAGAAGTTGGCTCAGTGGCCACCCCATTTGAACATTGCAATTTTATAAATGAACTTAGACGTTGTGCTCGTTATTATCAAGTAGGTTCTAGTATTGGTGCTGGTTATGGAAGTGCAAATGGTTATGCTAGAGCAGGTTGCGTATATTCAGTGCAAATGAGATCAACACCAACATTAACAACAACTAACGCAGGTAGTGGTTCTATTATTGCTACTGGTACAAGTAATACTGGTTTTTATGTAACTTATGGTAGTTTAGGTGGTTCAAGTGCTGGTATTTTTAGTTTTACTGCAGAAGCGGAGATTTAATTATGTCTTATAAAAAAACAAAAGATTCAGAAGGAAACGTAAGAACAGATCAGATTAAAAGAATATCTGATGGTGCTTGGATTCCATTTGATGAAGAAAACATAGATTACCAAGACTATTTGGCCTGGGTTGCCGAGGGAAACACCCCAGAAGCCGCAGACTAAATATATTGGATTCATATACACTATAAATAATCCATAACGCATCAATATAAGATTGGAATAACAACATGGGTCTTTCCAGATTAGAGAATTTTTTAAAGAACGTTCGCGGGAACATCCTGTATGTAAGTCCTAATGACTTGGATGCGACTGATAGTATCGAAAATAAAGGTAATTCTCTCACTCGCCCTTTCAAGACAATTCAGAGAGCTTTAATAGAAGCAGCAAGATTCTCATATCAGTCAGGGTTAAACAACGATAGATTTGCACAAACAACAATTCTACTATATCCTGGCGATCATGTCATAGACAACAGGCCTGGTTATATTCCTGATGGATCAGGTAATTTTAGAACTCGATTTGGTTCTACTACCTCAGACTTTGGTGCATGGGATTTAACAACAAACTATGAGTTAGCAAACGTAAATAATGCTCTATTCAAGATGAATAGTATTCATGGTGGTGTGATAATACCCCGTGGAACTTCATTAGTAGGTTTAGATTTAAGAAAAACAAAGATAAGACCAAAGTATGTTCCAAATCCATTGAATGATGGTATTGATACTTCAGCAATATTCCGTGTAACTGGTGCTAGTTATTTCTGGCAGTTCTCTATATTTGATGCAGATCCAAATGGTGTTGTGTATCTTGACTATACTGAAAACACATATAAACCAAACTTCTCACACCATAAATTGACTGCATTTGAGTATGCTGATGGTGTAAACAAAGTAAGAATCAACGACACATACCAAACATACGGATCAAATACTAGAACTGACCTTGACATGTATTATGAAAAGGTTGGTTTAGTATATGGTGTTACATCTGGTCGTCAGATTGAACCAGACTATCCATCCACTGGATTAGATATTCAAGCAAAAATTGATGAGTTCCGTATTACTGGGCCTAAGACTGGATCTGTTGGTATCAGCAGTATCAAGGCTGGTGATGGAACAACATCATCAAATGTTATTACAGTCACAACAAGTTCTGCACTTTCTGGTGTTGACGTAGACACTGCGATTGTAATTGATGGAATTACCGCAACTGGATACGATGGCCAGCATGTGGTGACTGATAAAGTTAGCAACACAATATTCAAGTATAGTGTTCAGAACTCACCATCTGATCCACTTCCTTCAGTATCTGGATCTACAGCAGCGTTAACAATTGATACAGTAACCTCTGCATCTCCTTATATCTTCAATATATCACTTCGTTCTGTATTTGGAATGAATGGTTTACTTGCAGATGGTAGCAAAGCATCTGGATTTGCTTCTATGATGGTTGCTCAGTTCACAGGTATTGGATTACAGAAAGATAATAATGCATTCTTAAAGTATAACTCAACCACAGGTGCATATGATGATGGCACAGTCTCTGGTAATGAAAGTCTAAACACAGATTCAAGAGCAGTATATAAACCAACATACTCAGGTTCACATATTAAAGCAATCAATGGTGCGACTATTCAGGCTGCATCAGTATTTGCGATTGGTTATGCAGAGCACTTCCTATCAGGAACTGGTAGTGAAATGTCAATCACTAACTCCAACTCAAACTTTGGAGCAAAGGCATTAGTTGCAGAGGGATTCAAGAAAAACGCATTCTCACAGGATGATGTAGGATATATTACACACATAGTTCCACCAAAGGAATTTTCAACTCTAGATAAAACCGTTGAGTTTCAGACTTTAGACATTGCTACGACTGTAGGTGTTACAACAACGACTGAACGCTTATATCTAAAGGATCAAACAAATCCATCAGTCAAACCAGAGAATGTTTTAGATGGATATAGAATCGGTGCAGGAACATCTGATAGACTACATGTTCTAATTCCTATCTCAGCAGGTGTCACATCAGAATTCAGTTCTAGAATTGTGATGCCTAACTCACAGTCAAGTGGTGAGAAGTCATTCAATGTAAACAGAAGCTCTGCTGGTATCAATAGTATTACAAGTAATCAATTTGAATTAACTGCAGCACATACGTTTGAGAATGGTGAATCTATTAGAATTATAAGTGATGATGGTTCTTTACCTGATGGTTTAGAGTCAAATGAGGTGTATTATGCAATTACAAGTGGTGTATCTACAAACGTTGGTCTAAAAGTTGCTAAAACTTTATCTGATGCAGAGAACGCATCTGCATTGACAATTAATAATCGTGGTGGATCATTAAAGATTGTAAGTAGAGTATCTGATAAAAACTCTGGTGATATCGGTCATCCAATACAATATGATGACGTTGTTAAGAATCAATGGTATATCAAGGTTGGTATTGACACTACAGATTCTGGTGCAAAGAATAAAGATACTATTTACAGTTACTTCTTAAATCAAGGAACAGCAGGATTAGGAAATGCTTCTCCTCGTTCATATATTAAGAGAAAATCTGATGAAAGAACAGAGGCTGATACAACTTATCGTTTAAGATATGTAATTCCAGCAGCAACTGGAGTTGCAGTTGCAAGACCACCAAAGACTGGCTATATTCTACAAGAATCAAATACTTCAATTGGATCTACAACTGCTGAGATTCAGACATACTTTGGATCTGAGAACTTTACAAACGTAGCACAACAGAGAAACTTTAGTTTCATTGCAAATGCAAACTTCTCATCTTCAAGTGCAAATATTATCACAGAGATGCCACACAATCTATCTGTAGGATCTTTAGTTGAAGTTATAAATGCAAAGAGTGGTAACAATAGTACGGGTGCTGGTAATTCTGGATTCAACGGAACATTCAGAGTCACAGGTATCAGTAGTGCAAGAGAGTTTACAGTCGGAATGTCAACAGATCCTGGCACATTTACTGTAGTTGATACTTTAACCAGAGACACAACTCTTCCACATTTCAAAAGAAAAGATTATAAGACAACATATTATATACAAGACACAGAGGAAGTTCAAGAGTATATTACTGGAACACAAGATGGTATCTACTATCTCACCGTATTAAATTCATCTGTATCTCCTACAGTCACACCGTTTACAGGAGAGAAGTTTACTCAACCAATTAAGTATCTCTTCCCTCAAGTCAATCGTGATAATCCTGTTGCAGATCCTGACGCAGCCACATCACATGCACTTTCAAGAACGATTGGTGAGACAACCATCAATGATGTAAGAGATAGTTTAACTAAAGAGACAGTCGATGCATTTGTTCGTGATAATAATATTGGCATAGGAATCACACAGATCATCACAGATGCTGGTATTAAGACAGATCATACCAAGATACCTGTAGATCATTTCCAATATCCACTATCTAAAAAACATACAATATTCACAGATGTTGATCATGGATTCAATGGAATACAAAAAGTTAGTATCGCAAGTAGTGGTTCTGGATATGGAACTGGTGGTGCTAGTGATGAAATATATTTTAATGCACAGTTATTAAACTCTGAAGAGCTTGGAGTTCCTACATTTAACAGTGATGGAAACGAGAATGCAGTCGGTGTTGGAACAACAACTGGTAAGCATGCGACTGCAAAAGTAACTGTAGATAAACACAATGGTGGTATCACTGCGATTACCATTATGAATGCTGGTAGTGCATTTGGTATTGGTAACACAATGTTCATTGCTGGTATCACAACAGCTGCTGCTAATATTGGTGGAGGCCATAGTGCTGCGAAGATTACAGTCACAAAGATTGATAGTAATATTGGAGATATAGTTAGAATCACTGGTGTATCATCAGAAACTTATTCACAATACAATGATTTGTATCGTGTTAGTGATATTCATGTTGGTGCTGCAAGAAGTTTCACAGTCATTGGTAACTCTGCTGTAACTGGTGTTACAACTGCTGGAATAGGATCAGTCTTGACTGCAAATGCTGTAGTTTCTCTAACTGGTAAACCAATCGGAATCAGCACATACACATATGATGTTGCTACGGGTATAGCAACTGTTGGAACATCAACATACCATGGATTGGGTGTTAACTCTAAAGTGACTGTTGCAATATCTACAGTCGGTGTTAGAACTGATGGTGATACAACAATTCCTTTAGCAAGAGAATTAGGTAACTTCACTGGATCATTCACTGTGGTTAAGGATAGTGGAGATCAGAAGTTTGAGATAAATCTAGGTATTGCTGCTACAACCACAACAACATTATCAGTTGGTTCATCAATGTTTGTAATGCCAGAAGGCATCTCATCAAATGATGGCACACCAACAGTTGAAGATGAAAGTCTAAGTGGTAGAATGGTGTCAATATTTGATGGGGTAGAGACATATCTTGAGAGTGCAATGACAAAGACAACCACAGAAATGAGCCCTGTGGGTCTTGGTCTTACCAACCAAATTGGTGTTAAGATAGGTGATTACTATCAGATTGATGATGAAATTGTTAGAGTTAAGAATAATCCACATCCACATTCATCGGATAGTGATCCATCAGGCCCTCTAACTGTTTATCGTGCAGTTCTTGGAACTAGGGCAGCAGCACACGTTGCGAAGTCTGTAGTTCGTAAGATTAAACCAATACCTATCGAATTAAGAAGACAGTCTATCAACAGAGCAACGGGTCATACATTTGAGTATCTTGGATTTGGGCCTGGAAACTATTCAACATCTCTACCAGAAAGACAGGATCGTAACTTATCAGAAGCAGAGGAACTCATAGGTCAATCTCTTAGAAAAGATGGTGGTGTAAACTACTTCTCTGGAACTAATGATAAAGGTATTCTATTTGCTGGTAACAAGAAACTAGATCCAATCGCTGGTAAGGAAGAGATACATAGCACTCCAATCAGAACAGTCACAGGTGAAGATATCTCTGTCAAGAAAGGCATCAACATAGTCAAGGCAACAGAAGGTGACTTCTCATCATCTATCAACGTAACTGGTGGTGACAACAATAAATCAATCTCTGAATTTAAAGGCCCAGTTGTCTTTAGTAATAAGATAACATCTTCTTCTACTAAGGGTATTGAGGCATCATCTTTATTCTTACAGGGAGATGCAACAGTTTCTAGAAAACTTACAGTTGGAATTGCAACTCCAACATCTGCAGGAACTGCTGGTGATATTGTATTCAGTAACAATCCACAAGGTGGTAAGTATCTTGGTTGGGTTTATACAACTAACAATGCATGGAAGAGATTTGGTAGCATTAGCACCGAAGCAAACTTCGATTATCATACGGTTGACAAACTACACATCGGAACAGGTGTAACAATTACATCTGATGGTGCGTATACATCAAGTGGCAATGTATCAATTGCTGGTTCGATTGGTGTAGGAACTGCGGCTCCAAGAGCAACACTAGATCTTTCACAGGGTGCGATTGGAATCAACACATTCATGATACTACCTAAAGTAAGCAGCATTGTTGGATTAGGAACAACTGCTGGTGCAATGATGTTTAACACTGCTACAAGTAAGTTCCAAGGATTTACTGGTGCAGCATGGGTCGATTTACACTAATTAATTTTCATAAATAGTAAAAAAGAAAGGGGGAGAGTGAACCCGAATGGCAATCAATAAGAATTTTGTCATAAAAAATGGGGTTCAGGTCGCTACAGATCTGATCGTTGGTGATTCAGACACCAAGAAAGTAGGTATAGGAACCACGATAGCTGGTTATACCTTACATGTTGGTGCGACAAATGTTGGTGGTAGAGGTGGTATAGGTGCGACAGATTTAAATATAACTGGTGTAGGTACAGTAACCAACTTTAATGTTACTGGATTATCCACATTTGCGAATGATATAAGTGTCTCAGGAATGGTGAGTGCTCAAGCACTTTCCATAGGAACAACAGAAGTAATAGATAGAGGATTACGTTTAAGTGGTATTGCATCACTTGACGCAGTAACAACAGCAACAATTGAAGAAGCAATCAGGGTAGGCCCTAACAGTTTCAGTGATCTAAAGGTCTCTGGAATTTCTACATTTGTAGGGATTGCTACTTTTGCCACAGGTTTAGATGTTGTCTCAGGTGTCTCAACCTTCGGTGCACCACTTAGAATTGGTTTTGCTGGAACTACAGATCATGCTGGAGTTGCTTTAGGTGCAACAGTTGGATTTGGAACGAGTGCATTCTTCCAAGATGGTGCGGCTATTTACTTTGGAGATGACTCAGATCTAAAGATATTCCACGACTCATCAAATAGCTTCATTCAAGATTTAGGAACAGGAAATTTATATGTTGATAGTAATAGTTTACAGATAAGAAATGCTACGGGAACTGAAACACAAGCAACATTCACAGAGAATGGGGCTGTCAGTCTCTTCTATGATAACGGAAACGTAGTTCAGACCACTCCACAAGGTATCAATGTCAGTGGAGTCACAACAAGTAATAGATTAAACATCAGTGGAGTATCTACCTTCACATCCATTGGTAGTAATTTAATTCCTGATACAGACGGAAGTAGAAATATTGGTGCTGCTGGTAGTGAGTGGCAGGATCTATTCATAGACGGAACTGCTAAGATTGATGCATTGGAGGCAGACACTGCTAAGATTGGAGATCTAACAAACAATAGAGTTGTAATTGTTGGAACTTCTGGAGAGTTAGAAGATGATGGTAACTTCACATTTGATGGAACTACACTAGCAGTCACTGGAAAAGAGACAGTAAGTGTTGATATAACTGTTGGATCTGGAGTTACAATACAGAATCATGGTGGAGTATCCATTGCAGGTATTACAACAGTTGGTGGTAATTTACTTGCTGGTGGAGACATTTTACCAGATGAAGATGGATCAAGAGATCTTGGATCAAGTTCAAAAGAGTTTCAAGACTTATTCATAGACGGAACTGCAAATATTGACACTCTTGCTGCTGATACAGCCGCAATCGGAGATTTAACAAATAATAGAATTGTTATTGCTGGCTCTTCTGGTGAACTTGAGGATGATGCTAATCTAACATTTGATGGAGAAAAGTTTAACGTAGGATCTGGTGTAACAATCCAACCTCATGGTGGAGTATCCATTGCAGGTATTACAACAATTGGTGGAAATTTATTTGTTAAAGGTGACATCACTTATGATGAAATTACTGGTAGAAACTTAAACATTACAGGTATCACAACATTTGCAGACGTAGTGAATGTAAATGGTGATGTTAATCTTGGTAATGCAACTTCTGATACAATTACTGCAACAGGTAGATTCGATAGTGACATTGTTCCTTCAACTGATGGAGCAAGAGACTTAGGTGCATCTGGATTAGAATTCAAAGATTTATTCATTGATGGAACTGCTCATATTGACACGTTAGATGTTGATGAGGCTGCGACTGTAAACACATCATTAACAGTCGGAACTGGAGTAACAATTCAAGGAAATGGTGGAGTTTCGATTGCTGGTCTCACCACTGCGAATGGTGGAGTTCAAGTCGGATCAGCGATCACACTGGCCACGAATGGTAATTTAGCGGTAACAGGAATTGTAACTGCCAAGGAATTTGTAGGTGTATTTACATCTGCTGGTGGTGCTGGTGTTGGTATTGGATCAACAACTGGTCTTGTTGGTTATGGATTCACCTTTATTAACTTCAAGGGGCCAGGTGTTAGCACTGTATTCGCATCAAGCACTACAGGTATTGCTACTATATTCTTCCAAGGTGGAGGTGGTCAGGCAGGTGCTGCTGGAACATGGTCAGCATCAGGTGACATTGGTATCCATACCACTAAATCTGTTGGTATTAATACTAACTCTATTACAGATGCAGATCTTCAAGGTATTGGTAACACATTCCAAGGTCTTTACATTGGTAATGGTATGGTTCTAAATGACAATGCATTGAATGGAAATCATTACATTGGAACTGCGTTCGGTGGTATGATGGCAGGCCCCGTTACGATTAACGGAGTTTTGACTGTCGATGGTAATTATGTGGTGGTATAATGCTAAATAAAAATATACAAACGGGGGAGAGTGAACCCAAATGACAGTAATAAGACCAAATAGCGTCGCTGGTATAAATTCTATCACAGTTCAAAGTGGTAATTCTCTTGCTGTGCATAAGGCTAATGGTGAGTTAATAAGAACTATTACTTCAAGTAGTGGAATATCTACATTTTCTACAATCTCAGTAGGAACTGCAGCAACAGATAATAGTGCAGGGAAGAGTATTAATATAGGTTTAGGTGCGTCAATATCTCAACATAACGCTAATACATTGTCATTTGGAACTGGTGGTGATGAAAGAGCTCTTATTGACTCAAGTGGTCGTCTGATGGTAGGGCATAATTCCAGTTTAGCAATAGGAGGAGGAGACAATTCACCATTACAAGTATCAGCAACATCCTCTGTAGTATTTGGTGGTGCAAGATATGTAAATAGCAGTAGTGGGCCCTTTTTAAGTTTAGCAAAATCAAGAGCCACTACTGCTGGTTCAAATACCATAGTTCAAGATGGTGATGAATTGGGAACCATTCTTTTTGCTGGTGATGATGGAACAGATTTAATATCAAAAGGTGCTCAAATTCAAGGGCAAGTTGATGGAACACCTGGCTCAAATGATATGCCTGGCAGATTAGTATTCTATACAACTGCTGATGGTGCAGCATCACCAACAGAAAGACTTCGCATTGACTCAAGTGGCTTAGTTGGTATCGGAAGTCAATCACCAGGTGGAGTATTAGATTTATATCACGCAACTAGTAACACAATTCTTAATGTTAAGAGTGGTGATACAGGTGCTGTAATTAATATAATTGATAGTTCTACGAGATCTTCGATAGAGCAGAATGGAACATCTTTAAAAATAATATCAGACACTAGTGGAACATTAGCAAATAGTGATATGAGACTACAAGTTGATGGTGCCACAATGATGCTGATCAACTCAGATAGTCAAATTCTTATGGGTGGAACTAGTGCCTATAATAATTTTGAAAATTCCTCTACAGCACCAAGATTGCAAGTAAGAGGAACAAACTTATCTGGTTCATGTCAGGCATGGATAAGAGCAACTGCTGATGCTGGTGCTCCAAAATTATTCCTTGCTAACACAAGAAATACCTCTGGAAATGGTCATACAATAGTTCAAGATGGTGACGAATTAGGAGGATTATTCTTTACTGGTTCCGATGGATCACAGTTTGTCAATGGTGCAGCAATAGTTGCAAGTGTTGATGGAACTCCTGGTGCAGATGATATGCCAGGTCAACTTGATATTCAGACAACTGCCGATGGTGCTAGTTCACCAACAACAAGAATGAGATTTGAAGAGAATGGAGATATTAGAATTGGTAATTATGGAACTTTGTTTGGTAATACAGGGTTCACTCTGTTTGGTTCATCCTTAAGTGGTGGCCCTCAAGTTCAGATGTCAAGAGAAAATGCTAATCCAATTCTTCTTAACAGAAATGGTAGTGACGGAGATATAGTTGAATTTAGAAAAGGTTGGGGTGCTGGTGGAACCATTACTATTGCAACCAACAGTGTGACTTATAACACATCATCTGATTATAGATTAAAAGAGAATATAGTAGCAATAACTGATGGTATTACAAGATTAAAAACTCTTAAACCATCAAGATTTAATTGGATAGGAGATACAAGCAGCACTCGTGATGGATTCATAGCACATGAAGTAACAGCAGTTCCAGAAGCAATCTCAGGAACTAAAGATGAAATTTATACGGAGAGTGACTCTACTAGAAACATAAAATCTGGTGATCCAAAATATCAAGGTATAGATCAATCAAAACTTGTGCCTCTCTTGACGGCAGCCTTACAAGAGGCTATCACCAAGATTGAAACTCTTGAAACAAAAGTCGCTGCACTGGAGGGAGGTTAGATAAATGGCTGCTGAAATTAGAGTAGATACCATTAAGGGAAGATCAGGTATTAATACCTTTTCTTTCAAAGGTGATGGATTTTCTTTTGATCAGAAAGTTGGTATTGGAACTACACTTGCAAGTGATCCAGTTAAGGTAACTAATGCAGGTAAGATAGCTGTTGGTGTTGTCACATGTCATACAATATTCGCAGGTATAGTCACAGGGCCTGGTGCTGGTGTAGGAATTAGAACTGCTGGTGGTGTCATAGGATACGGGTTCACAACTCTAAACTTCATTGGAACGGGAAATACATTCGCAACATCTGGTAATACTGTAGATATTAGTATTGCTGGTGGTGGAGGATCGGGTGGATCAGAAGTAGATACATCAGTCAACGGAACAACTGCAGTCGGTGTTGGATCATTTGCAGTCGCAACACATCGTTCTGCATCCATACGAGTGCAGATAGATCAGGGTGCTAACTATCAAGTTGGTAGATATCTAATGATTCATGATGGAACAACAGTCACAGTGGTTGAAGAAGCTGCTGTTGCAACTGGAGATATGCTTGGGTCATTCACTGGTGATATCAACAACTCTAATGCAGAGTTGAAAGTGACTATGGCAAGTTCAGGAATAGCAACGGTTACGACAATTATTGATAAGATAACAATATAGGTGACGTAAAATGGCAAGTTACCGTATTGGCATAGGATCATTTAACTTAAAAGACGGTGCTGTTGGTATCGGCACGGAGTCAACTGGTCTTGGAAATTTAAAAGTAGAAGGAACAATAAAGACAACTGATCTTGATGTTGGTGTATCCACCTTCACTAGGTATGCAGGATTTGAAGGAGAGGAAGCAAGATTTGATAAAGATGTTTCTCTTAGTGGAGAATACAGCACAACAGGAGATATAGTTGTTGAGCCTGGTGCAATTCTTACAGTTGGATTGGGATCGACTGCATGTGTTGGATCGGTTGAATGTATAAGTGTTAAACATCATTTCTCTGTTCCAGTTGGAGACACTGCTGGAAGAAATAAATCGAGTGGATACCTTGAAGGAACTGTAAGATATAATAGAGATCTTGGAACGATGGAGTTCTTTAATGGAAATGAGTGGAGACAGTTTAATTATCAATCAGATACTGGTAATCGTGGTCGAGGTGTTTTTGCTGGTGGAAGAGACTCTGGTAGTAGTAATCAAACTAGCATAAATTTTTTTAATATTGCAACAATTGGTAATTCACAAAGTTTTGGTGATTTAGCAACAGCAAGAATGTGGGCTGGAGGTGCTTCAAATGCTATTCGTGG